TATTAATAAATTATCAACAATTACATATGATTTTAACAATACAGTTGGACCTAAATCCATATCAAAACAGGAATTAATATTTAAATTTAATCCGTTATTAGACTATTAATTAAAGTATGAAGTAATAATATTTTGTAAATTTTTTAAATAACATAATGTATTATTTTCAAAACCAATTTCAAATAATTTGTATGCTTTATTTTTATTACTTTTGAATTGTATTTCATTACAAATTACACATAATAACTTACTATTTTCCTTATTATGTTTATTATCAATTAAATATTTATATCCTCTATTTATTTGGTGACCTCCTGAAGTTAAATCTAATTGGTTCATACCAATAATAATTTTATTAGTTGATTTTTCCAAAATATACCAATCTGGAATTTCACTAGTTAAATGCCCTTCACATTTTTTTTCAAAACAAATTTCAAATCGTTCATTATCCAATGATAATTTGGTTATAAATTGCTTTACTATATTATTAAATTTATTGCCTCTTATAACTCCTTTTGTTCCAGCTGGTATTAATTGTAATTGATAGTCTTTTATTATTTTTTGTTTTTTTTCTTCATCTACATATTTTTCTAATACATCACTTAGTTTTTTAATTTCATTTTTAACAGAATTGCACTCTTTATATTCACACATTAACTTTTCGTCAGTTAATTTTTCTAATGTCTCATAGCAAAGTTCTTCCTTTATTCTAGTGTTAATATCTTCCATTGATGATGGAGTTGTCATATCAAATATTATGTACCTTTAATTATTTCTTTATTAAACATCAATTTTTTGCAAAAAATTGAGGATTATTTAGTATTAATCAATTGTTACTTAATACTAAATGGATTTATCTTAACATAGAATTTCCAACTGATTTAATTCCTACTTTTCTCTCACGACTATGGGTATTTTTCATTTCTCTTGAGCGGGAATGGGTAGTGGCTTGTTCTGGAGTGCTTGTGTTAGAGAGTGGACAATTTAATCCTTTGAAAGGGTTAGCTGTCCATGCAGTATTAGCAGACCAAACGCCACAATCAGTAAACATTCCTGTAGCAGATTTTCGACAAGGATAATTAACTTGAAAGTTATAGTGGTTTGGATATTCAAATTCAGTAGTAGGCAATGGGTAATTTTCTTGTTCGGCATCTGGAAAATCTCCAAAATATTCATCATATAATTTTTTTGGTTGTGGATTATCAGGTTGTAAATTATTAATTACTTTTTCAGAATATCCGTTACTAACAGTTAACATTTGGGAACTGGCCGTATCCCCTCCATCCATAGTGCCAATAGGTTGAGAATCTGGCTCTTGTAATATTTTGTTTACTTGCATAGGGGTAAAAAATTCTTTATTATTAAAAGGGAACCACATACCTCTTTGGAATTCAAATTGCTTATAACAAAAATATAAAAATACTAAAATACCAATAACATAAAATAAATAATCATCCATATATTTTATATCTATATTTTTGTTTAAACAAAAAAAGAATTGACTTGTTGTGAAACTCTAACAAATGTAGTGCATTTTGCCATTTGTTTTATATTTGGTGCATTAATATAAGCACATGTGCTTCTCAAGCCGCCTAAATAATCTAATACAGTATCATTTAAATCACCTTTATATGGGATTTTCAATACTCTTCCTTCTGATGCTCTATATTTTTCCATTTTACCATAATGTTTTTCTTGGGCTTTATCTGAACTCATACCATAAAACATTTTTAATTTTTTACCATTTTCTTCAATTACTTCTCCTGGATTTTGATCGTGTCCCGCAAATTGACCACCCACCATTACAAAATCAGCTCCAGCTCCAAATGCTTTTGCCATGTCTCCTGGGCAAGTTATTCCCCCATCTGATATTATTTGTCCACCGACCCCATGTGCCGCATCAGCGCATTCCAAAACGGCAGATAATTGTGGCATTCCTACACCAGTTTTTAATCTAGTGGTGCACGCCGATCCCGGTCCTATTCCTACTTTAACTACATCAACACCACCACTTAAAATTAATTCCTCTACCATCTCTCTAGTAACAACATTTCCAGCAACAATAATTTTGTCCGGAAATTCTTTTCTAACTTTTTGACAAAATTCGACTAATTTGGAAATATATCCATTGGCAATATCAATGCAAATCCATTTAACAAGAACTTTATTGAGAATATCTTTTAATTTTTCAAAATCTTGATCAGAAATACCAGTGGAAACCATAAAAAAGTTGGGATCTAATTTTTCCTCATTTAAATGAAAGTTTACAAAGTCTTCTTTGGTGTAAAATTTATGTAAAGCAGTAACAATCTTATGTTTAGATAAGGTTTTATAAACTTCAAAAGTGCCTGTAGTATCCATGTTGGCAGAAATAATAGGAACTCCACACCATACATTTTGGCTATGTTTAAATCTAACTACACGGTCTAAAGTAACTTCAGATCGACTATTAATAGTAGATCGTTTAGGTCGGATAAGCACATGGTTAAAATCTAATTTTTCACCAGATTCAATCTTATTCATTGTAAATATATATTTATTAATATCTTTATATATTTACTAACAAAGGTTTTATTTTTTAGTTTTTCTTTTTTTATTTTTCTTTCGTCTATTCGTTTTTTTTCTATTTGTTTTTCTTTTTTTAGATTTTTTAATTTTCTTTCTACCCCCTACTCTAGTTACTCCTACTAGTTGTGGGTTTGCTTGTCTTTTTGTAGCTCTATTTAAATAATGAGCCCTAGTAAAGGTCAAATTAAATGCGTCTTCGCAAGTAGCAGGATTATCATCACTATCCATAATTTGGAAATAATGTTTTTGGAAAAAATCAAATTTACTTTTATTTCCTTGGGAATCTGTTAAGTTATCACAAAATAAATTTTGAAGTGATATTTTGTTATCTTTAACAAAATTTCCATATGAATCTGGTTCTGAAAAATATGTATAAAATATATTCCAATCTAGAAATACATAAAAATGGGCTGCCATAACTATTACACTTAAAATGGAAATGAAATATTTTAAATCAGATTTACTCGTTATATAGGAATAATCTTGGCACCAATCACCATCCCAATCAATAAGTTTTACAACAATATTATTTGGATCCGAATAATTTATCATACAATTAGCAGGTTTAATATCAAAACAAATTAATCCAAGGTTATTGGTGGTAGCGTAAAGTAAATCCACAAGCTGTCTAGCAATTTTATGATCAGTTATAGATAATTTACCACTAGATTTAGAATCTTTACCTGGACCAGTTTCATAATAATCACTTAAATCTGATTCCATCTTTTCACAAATAATATAGTTATAAAAATGTCCATTATTTTCTAAATATCCATAATTATACAACATAGGGGTGTATCCTAACGAATTAGCTCTTTCCCAATTACTTTTACTTTGTATTGCTTCTTTAAGGTTATTTATTTTTTCGTTTTTATTTTTTCCTAGAACTGTAATATGATTAAATGATTCTATTTGAAAAGAAGCATATTTAGATAGTCTAACAACAACAGTCAAATCGCCAGATTTATAAATATAAATATCATTATTACCTCCCTTTGTTATGCGTCTTATAAGTTTAATATTTTTTCTTAATTCATGTGGAAATGATTCTTTAACAATTGTGTTTATATCATTTTGAATAGATGGAATTAATTTCTGTAATTCGGCACCTGAATTGAGAATACCAGGAATATTTTCATAAGTAATATCTTTAAAATCAAATTCAGTATCAAATCGACTCATAATATAATATATATATAGGTAAAAATTATATAATTATTTCTTCTTTTTGGATTTATGTTTAGATTTTCGTTTTTTGGAACGAGTTTTAGAAACTAATTTGGATTGGTAAGTGGATTTACAGTGGTGGTAAAGATTGTTATCAAGTATTTGTTTTTGGGTATCAGGAGTAATAAATTTTTGTAAATTTTGTAGGGAAGAATAATAAACATCTAATTCTTCTCTTACTCTATTTCCGGCCATAGATTTATATGATACGGGAATTAAATGCTTGGGCAAAAATAATATATTTTGCATAATTATTTTTTTAATATCTTCGAATTTATTAGGATTTTTATCAAATTGTATAAAGTTATTTACATCTAGATTTGAAATTTTATTTTTTTTAAAATAATTGATTAAAGGTTGAGGGAATTTTCCATTCGCTTGTTTTAATAATTCTTTTAAATCAATTTGTTTAAACACATAATTTTGAGAATCATTGCCAATTATTTCACTAGAAAAAATATCATATACTATAAATTTAATCATAAATAATAATTGAAGAGAGTTTTGCCATTCTCCTTTGACTCTTTGAATAATATTTTCCATACTGTGACACAAATAAAGAGATTTTAATTGAGTTTTAGAAAAATGATTGGTTAGGGTATTTAAAGAAGTGGATGGGGCTTTATTTTTTTGACCCCATTTAATTTCCCAATCATCAACTTTGAAGGAAATATTCGAGGGAACTTTAAAATTAGAATGTATATATTTTACTAAATTATCTAACATTATTATTCTATCTTCTTCTGAAACACAACGCACCCAAGGTTTATTATAATATTTATTAGTAGGCAAGAAGTGATATTGTATTTTTTGTTTAGGATGTTTAGATGAGACAAAAGAAGAAATATTAAATGCTAATTGACCTGTTGCTTTCGTTGGGGGAGAAAATACGCCACCATCAAGAATATAAATAGAAGAAACCATAGACTTATATTATATAGATAAATTTTTATAATTATATTTTGAATATATATATAAATGAGCTCAACAGACAATACAGAAAATACAGAAGAAAAGAAAAATGAAAATAAAATAGGGTCTTTTGTGAAAGATGTCGTAGGTGCATTAATACAGGTGCTTATACTAGGGATTTTAGGAGCTAATTTTGTTTTTCTTACACGATTAGATTTAGACATGTTATTTCCAACCGATATTGAGAAAAGACCATATACCGATAAAAACAGAGCTGGTAATGAACTACCTGAATTGTGTCCCGGAAAAAAGCCGATGAATGGAGGTAGAAAAACAAAACAAAAAGGAGGATCTAAAGGAATGGGATGTGGAGATTTTATAGATATATGTGATAGTAAATTATTTGAAAATAATTATTTTAAAAATATGTTTGATTATGGATTTCCTTATACATTAGAGAGTAAAGAAGAAACATTTGGAGGAATTATAGGAAACTGGTTTGCTAACAAAGTTAAATATTCTTATGTATGGTTACGGACTGTTCTTAATATGATAATATCTTTTTCATCGTCGTTTTGTGCAATGGTGCCAGAAAAAGCCAAAGATATAGTTCCATTTATTATAGGTCCAATTGCGATATTCTTATTATTAGGTATTTCGTCAATGTGGTATATACCCAGTTTAATAAGTGTATTTTGGAATGAAAATCTAGGATGGAAAGGATTTGGAATTTCGTTTGTAGGATTATTCTTTGGATGGACATGGTTAGTCCCTTTATTAACTAGTTTTGTGCAAATGTTTTGTTTAATGTTTAAATTAATTTTATTACCGATTATGTTGAATGCAAAAACAATAATAAATATAATGGGAAATGAATGGAATACATTTTATTTGAAACTAATATTCTTTATTTTTTGTATAATTTCTGCATTTAAAAACTTAAATCTTTATGTGGCGATAGCTATGTCAATTGTATTCTTTATTAATATGCTTCCTCCAAAAGTAGCTAAAGCAGGAAATGCATTGGTGCCATTAGATATGAATCAATCAACTAATAGAGGAAAAGGAAATTAAATGAAAACTAATTAAATAAATATAATATAAAAACTAATTTATAATATATTTTAAAAATGGGTAAGAAAAATAATAAGAAATCCGCCAAAAAACCTGCAAACAAAAATACTTCTAATAATGATAATAGAGAAGAGAAATATCCTTTTGTAAGTGTTTGCACTCCTACTTTTAATAGGCGACCATTTATAGAAGGGATGATTAAATGTTTTAATCATCAAACATACCCCAAAGATAGAATGGAATGGATAATTATTGATGATGGAACGGATAAAATAGAGGAATTAGTGAAAGATCATCCAAATGTTAAATATTTTAAATATGATGAAAAGATGTCATTAGGTAAGAAGAGAAATTTATTACATGAGAAGAGTAAAGGAGAAATATTGGTTTATATGGATGATGATGATTATTATCCTCCCCAAAGAGTAAGTCATGCGGTAGAAAAGTTAATGGGAGATAAAGAGGCATTATGTGCAGGATCAAGTGAGATATATATATGGTTTAAACATATTAATAAGATGTATCAATTTGGTCCTTATGGTCCTAAGCATGCTACAGCAGGGACATTTGCTTTTAAAAGAAAATTAATTGAAGAAAATAAATATGACGAAGAGGCTTGTTTAGCAGAGGAGAAATCTTTTTTAAAAGATTATACAGTTCCTTTTGTTCAATTAGATCCGTTGAAAGTGATTTTGGTATTTTCCCATAATCATAATACATTTGATAAAAAGAAATTACTAGATAATCCACATCCGCAATTTGTAAAGGAATCCAATAAAACGATAAATGATTTTGTAAAAGAAAAGGATTTAAAAGATTTCTATATGAATGTTGATTCGTTGTTACAGTTTTATAGTCCAGGCTTACCTAAAATGAAGCCAGATGTATTGGAGCAAATGGTTAAAATAGAAGAAACACGAAGAAAGCACGCGGAAAATATGATGGCTCAAGGAGTAGGAGGAGGACAAATAATGATACAACAAGGGGATCAAAATATTGCATTAAATAACCAACAAATTGTAGAAATAATGAAACAACAGCAAGGAGCATTACAACAGCAAGGAGGACAATTACAACAGATCAAACAAGCCTATGAACAATTAGGAAGAGAGAATATGGAATTAAAAAATCAATTACAATTTAAAGATAATACAATAACAGAATTACAAAAATTAAATACGCAATTATTAATGAAACTATCAGGAAATTCAACTTCATAAATAATAATATTTAATAAATATTAATATTTATTAATGACTGGAAATAGAGATATCATCAGAAATATCTTCACTATTTAAGGAAGAATGTTTATCAATATATCGAAACATTCTATTAATATCCAATTTGCTAATTTCATAATTTTCTAAAGAAGAGAATATTTCCTCTTCAGAATGATTTTCCCTTAAATGAATAAAAAAGGAAAACAAATCTTTTTGGTCCATATTAAGATTGAAACATAAATTTTGAATAAACATATAATTATTATATTCGGTGCTATATTTGGTCAATACTTTTGTGAATCTAACTTCACTTGGATTAAATTTATTTTTTTTTGGAAATTGCTCATGGAATAACTTATTATTGTAAAAAGTTTTAATTAAAGAGCTCATTTCATTAAATTGCCATATTTGTTTTTGAAAGGTAATACGGTCAATATAGTCCGCAAAACATATATTTTCCAATACTTTATTATAAAACGGGAAGGAATCCTGTTGTTTAAATTTATTTAAACAGTCGACGATATTTTCATGCCATAATAATCCGACAATAGTTCTATCTGTTTCATTCATGATATTATTATGTTTATCAATAGAAAAATTATTATTAATTAAATTCTGTGTAATTTTTTTACTATCTTCATTGTAAGTTTTGGGTTGGAAAATATTTTGAATAATTTCTTTATTAAGAATAATATTTTGTTTGTTGTATATTTTGACGATCGATTCTAGTTTTCTTAAATCACCTTGTATATAAGATAGTAAATTATTTTTTATAGATTTTTCTAATACGGGCATGAAGTTATCAATTAAAATTTCCATTTGTTTATTAGAAGGATTCTTTAATTCATAACTGTTGCAAACTTTCATAAGTTCTCTAATTTTTTTATCCATATGGTAATTACCAATACAAATAATAGGGTTAAGGGTAATTTCCTCTTGTTTTTGTTTTTTGGTTTTTTTGGGTCGAATTAATTTAATTAAAGAATTAATTCCTCCTTTATCACCATTATTCATGCCATCAATTTCATCCATAATAATGGCTATTTTTTTGGTATTTTTTTGAAGTAGAGATAAAACATTTTTATCAGCCATATTATGTTTTGTAATAGTATCAATAATAGATTTATTTCTTATATCTCCGGCATCATATTTAATGATATCATAATTAATGTCTTTCAATAACTTTTCAATAAAATTAGTTTTTCCAGTGCCAGGGTTACCATAAATATAAATACCTCTTTTGAAGGATAAATCATGTTTATTTTTTTCAAATTCTTTAAAAAATTGTTTAATATTGTCATATGTTATTTTTCTATTTAAAATAGTATTAAAATCAATTAATTCCATATTATATTTTTATATATTTTGTTTTTATGTTTATTTTTAATTAACTTCTTATTTTCAATTAAATTATTGAGATATTCTCGAATTCTATTATATTTATAGCGGATAGAAAGATGTTCAAGGAGAGAAAATAAATTAAAATAAACCTGATTTTCAAAATAATATTTTTTGTTTTTAATTAATCTCTCTATTTTCTCTCTAGTTATATATTTCTCCACTCCTATCATACAATTTTTTTTTACTAGTTCTATTAATAATTTATCTTCTTTATCATATGGAATAATTATTTGTGATTGTAATTCATCATAATATTTTTTATTAATAAGCATTCTATCTTTTAATGGTAAAAAAGAATAAATGTAATCAACTAAATTTCTTTTTTCTAAAATAACTAAAGTTTTGCTAGTAAAATATTGTTTTATAAGATATAAACAATCATATGGTAAATGTTGAAATATTGTCATTATAGTATTATATTTAAGAGAGATTTGTTAAATATAATATTAATCACTAGTAGTATTACATATATCATCGTTATTTGTAATTCCATCCCAAGTTAAATCACATCCTTTAGCCCATTTGTATTTTCTACAATCACCATCGGATCCACTCCAAAAGTCTCCGGAAAATGACATCTCTTTTTGACAAGAAGGATTTCCTAAATTTTTAACATTATAACATTTTACATCTGTTTTAGAATTATCAGAATTATCGCTATTTACATTAGTTGCTGTTTTTTCCATATCTAACCAATAATCTGGACAATTTGAAACGAAGGGAGGAAAAGTACTACCATATTTATTTTGGTAAAGAACAGATCCAATAAAAATTAATAATAATATAAATACTATTATTGCTACAGTTAAAACAATTTTTTGAAAACCGCCAGCCATTATATAAATTAAATTAATATTATTTTTTCTTTTGAAATATTATATAATGAATTGTTCATCTACAAATGGAAGAGTTAATATCCTTGGTCCTAATATGGACCAATTTCAATTATATGATAAAATACCTACTAATAACGAATGTTCTACCTTCCATGATGCTATGATTGGAAATTTTACAGAATCTAATTTATCAAGAGCTTTTTTTTGTAAGGAAAATATACAAATAATTCAAAATGGTATTAGAGCCGGTGTATATCAAGTTTCCAATGGAGAATATGTAATAGATAACCAAAATTGTGATACATTAAAAATTATCATGAGAAGTATTTTCCTACAAAGTTCTACAAATCAACCTAATAATATTACACAACAAATTCAAGCTTTAAATGATTTAGTAATTGAATATTGTGTTAAACATATTTATAGTGAAGCTAGAGCCTATATTATTTATAAAAAAGATGTTAGCACTATGTATTCACCAATAGATAGGCCTACCCAACCTGACTTTAATAATAAAACTTTAGAACTAAAACCTTGGTTTTAATTTATATATGATATCAAGATTGATTAAATAAATATTTATATAATTTATTTATTTTTTTATTTTAATTGTTTTGGACTTAGTTAATTCACATTTTAATTCCCTTAATTCTCTCAACCAGATTTCTTGAATAGTGGTTGATTTTAATGTTTCCAACTCTTTCTCTTTATTTTCTTTATCTTGTTTTATCTTCTCTGCATTTTCTTCACTTACACTATCCATAGGCATCTTTAATAAATATTTATAATCATTATCACCATCTATTTTATCATATTCTTTATCTTCTAACATCTTAATGATTAAATCTTTCTTTTTATTTCGCAAATCAATTGTGCTATCTAAATTTTCCTGAATATATTTCGCTTTATTAGATAATAATTTTAAATCTCTTTCTAAACTTTGTATTTGATAATCTTTTCGCTTTTGATAATAATCTAAACGAACGGGCACATAGGCATTCAATATATCTTCTATTTCTTCATATTTACTTAATTTCTCCTCATGATTAAATAAATGCATATTATTTGTGCTTTGTGTTGTATATAGCTTTAATGCCTTTTCTAATTTATTATACATTCCATTAAGTTCCATGCTTTCATCAATAGGTTCATGGAATATAATTTCAACATCTACTTTTTTATCTGTGCTCATATCATTGTAGTCTTTCACCAATCCCTTGCTTTTTTTGGTTTTATCACCTTCCATTAAATTTTCAATATGTTGTTTAAAATCTTCTGTCCAATACCCTATAGGTAATTCTTCTACTCTAATCTTATTTGCAGCTGTTTTTGTATATTTTCCTTTTAATATATATTTCTTTCCTTCAAATGGTAAACATGAACCTTGGAATCCCTTATAATAGGGGGTAAATGTTTGCTCATTATCTTGAAGATTTAATAATCTTTGTAAATAGTCAATTAAGAGGAGTGGATCATAACTTAAAATATCGGTGCTAAATCCGGTTCCTATTCCTTTTCCTCCATTTACTAAAATCATTGGAATAATTGGCACATAAAATCTAGGTTCAACAGGAAAACCATCATCATCTAAATAATCCAATATAGAATCATCTTCTTTTCTATAAATCAATCTTGTAACAGGACTTAGTTGTGTGAATATATATCTCTCACTTGCAGAATCTTTTCCACCTTGTAATCTGGTTCCAAATTGACCATTGGGTAATAACAAATTTATATTATTACTTCCTACAAAGTCTTGTGCCATTCCTACAATAGCGGCATTTAAACTTGCCTCACCATGATGATATCCTGACTGTTCTGAAACATAACCACTAAATTGTGCAACTTTAATTTCATTAGTTAAATTCTTTTTAAACGCACTATATAGAATTTTTCTAAGACTAATTTTAAGCCCATCCATTAAATTAGGAATAGAACGCTCACAATCATATTTCGAAAAGTGAATTAATTCTTTATTTATAAAATCAGTATAAGACACACTAGTATTATTTGTGTCTAAATAAGAATTTCTATCGTAATTTGATAACCAATCTTTTCTTTCTTCTGATCTTTTTTTATTAAATACCATATCTATTACATTATCACTATTCGTTCCTTCGTGATTAAAATATACAATCTTCTTGTGAGCAAAATATTCTTTAAATTCTTTAGATGTGCTGGTTCCTAAACCTTTGTAATATTTAATATGCCATCCTTTTGTATCATTTTGTTGTTTCCACAAATTATATTCTCCATCATTGTAAAACAACTTTTCTTGTCCATTTTTTTTGGCTTTTAAAATAGGAGTGTTCATAAATCCAAGAAAGTTGGGTAATGTAGAAAGGGAATTCCATTGATCTTGAAATAAATTAAGACCCAATCCCTTAATATGGGAACCATCTAAATCTTGATCAGTCATAAACAAAATCGAAGCATATCTCAAAGTTTTACAAGCAGTTTCTTGTGTATATTTTTTACCTGCTTCTAAACCTAATATTTGCTTCATTTCTATAATTTCTTTGTTTTCACTAATTTTTTTCAATGTTTCTCCTCTAGTATTAAATATTTTACCTTTCATTGGATAAACACCAATGATATTTCTATCTTCTTTGCTTAATCCAGATACTATTCCTGCCTTTGCTGAATCTCCCTCACACAATATCAATATACATTTATCTGACTTGCTAGTTCCTGCAAAATTAGCATCAATCAACTTTGGAATACCTCTTATACTCTTACTCTTTGAACCATCTGTTTTCTTAGCAGCCTTATTTTCTTTCACTTCTGTCAATGCACAAGCAGCTGCCATGACACCCATCTTTGCAATTTTTTCAATAAATCCATCTGAAACATTACATGATGAACCGAAATTGGTGATAGATGTTCCTAATTCATCTTTGGTTTGACTATTAAATGATGGATTTTCAATATCACATCTTAAAAACAACATAAGTTGTTCTTTAATAGTATTAGGTTTTACATCTACCTTCTTTTTTGTCTTGATGTAAGCACATAATTTACGAATAATTTGATTCATAATATATTCTACATGTTTACCTCCTTTAGAAGTATAAATACCATTTACAAAACTAACTTGTTGAAATTCTTCTTTAGGAGCTAAACAAACTGCATATTCCCATCTGTCGTCAGTTTTTTCATATATTCTTTTTGTATCATTTTTAGAACCCACATATAAATCTATATATTGTTCAAAATGTTTACAAGGAACTACTTGTCCATTAAATTTTACTTTAATGGATTTGTCTGTCACAGCTGAAATATCGTAAACTCTCTTTTTAAATAATGCCATCATATCTTCAGACAATCCAGATAATCCTAATCTTTGATAGTCTGGTTTAAAAGAAACTCTTGTAAATGGCTTTGTTTTACATTTTGTAATAGAAGGTTTACATAGTTCAGTCAAATTATTTTTAAATTCTTGAACATATTTTAGACCTCGCACATGATCTACGGTTTCTACTTTTCCCCAAGTAGACCAAATTAAAACTAATTTAAATCCAAATCCATTCTTACCTCCTACAATTTTTTCTTTTTTCTTTTCATCGTAATTAGTGGAGGTCCTTAAATGTCCAAAAATCATTTCCGGAATCCATAATTTATATTCTGGGTGCTCAGCCACATCAATCCCATTTCCATCGTTATACATATGAATAGTTCCATCTGAGTCAATAGTTATTTCAATGTTAGAAACAGGTAAGGCATTAGCAATACCGTCTTTTAGAGCTTGATTTTGTCTAATAACATGATCACGACAATTTACTATTCCTTCATCGAAAAGTTTATATAAACCAGGAATATATTGAAATTGTTTTTGGATAATTTTTTCATCATTGAAAATATAATCATCATGGTCAGTATTTTCAATGGACCCAATATAAGTGTCAGGTTTTTTTAAAATATGTTCTTTATCTGTTAATTTTTGATATTTAGAGAGTGAACTTTGAGTAGCCATATTGTATTTATACAATTATTTTTAATATTTAAATTGTTTCAATTTTTTAATTAATTTAATAAATGAAAATTACTTATCCTATTATATTAAATAATGAGTTATCTAGCATCTCCAACGATTACATATGATTTATGTATGAATTCAAAATATTGGACTAGTGATGTTTCATTAAATTATTCTGAAACGGATAATTCTGGAGCGGTAATAGAAATATTAAATAGTATGGGAAATGTAAATTTACAATTTAAAGAAAATATGAGAATTGGAATGATTTTGGTAGGTGGGGGTGGAGGAGGTGGTGGTGGACAATTAGGTTATTTTTCTATATTTTCAGGAGGAGGTGGTGGAGGCGGTGCTATTTATCAAGTAGAATTTGATGTATTTCAAGATATCAGTTTTAATATAATTGTGGGTAGCAAAGGAGCACAAGGAAACGGAAGAAATCCAGGAGGGAATGGAGGCAATACAACAATTTACTCAAATACAAAATACGGAACTATTGATATAAGTGCAGGGGGGGGAGGAGGCGGTGCTAGTCAATATGATAGTGGGAATTTTGATGGTTCAGGAGGATTATTAACTTATAATTTTTCTCCCGCATTAGGATATAATTTTGTAAATAAAGATTTTTATAAAAGTGAAGGTTATTCTATTTCTAGGGGAGGAGACTGGAATGATTCTGCTTTTGCTGGAATTGTATCTTTAATAGGACAAGATGGTTCTGGAGCTAGTTTAGGGTATAATAATATTTCAGGAGAAGTAAATTATTTAGAATATAGTCAACAATTTTCTGGTGGAGGTGGAGCTGGATATTTTGATTCTGGAACTTCTGGTACGCCAAGCGGATTAGGAGGACAACCTGGAAAAGGAGTTGGAGGATCCGGAGGTCAAGGATTAGCACCTACAGCTGATTCTCCATTAGTAGCTGGAGTATCAGCAGAATTTTATGGAGCAGGAGGGGGAGGAGCAGGAAGTAATTATAATACAGACTATGGGCCCAGTCCTGTCCCACCCGATTATGTAAAAGGAGGAGCTGGAGGAGAAGGAATATTATTAATTTATTATACAATTCCACCATCAAACTTAAATGAATATTATTTTAGCGAATACACATTTATAGTAGATACAAGTATATATATTTCACCTTACTTGGAATTACCTAGTAATTTATCTTCCACTGATATATCTGGAGTAAATTTTTTAGATATAAATACAGAGGGAATAATAACAAATAATAGTTTCCCAAGTATAGGAACTTATAATTTTGAAGTAATAATAAAAGAAAACAGTAATACTACCATTTATGAATTTATTAGATTAAATATTGTTAATATTTTACCAAATAATAAGTATTATAATAATACTTATACATATGAATATAATCAAATAGTTAATATATCTCCAAATAGCCCGATAACAAATGTAAAAATAATACAGTTAATTGGTGAATATGAAAATAATTTCTCAATAGCCATAAGTGGAAATATAAATTCCTATAGTACATTACCAAGTCAATCTTATCCAGTAATAGTATATATTAGTTATTTAGATGGCACATATGATCAAGAAAATATAAATATAATAATTACACCACCACCACCACCACCTAATTTACCTACTACAGGTGGACCTATAAGAATTTGTGATTCAAGATTAAGAGTTTGTAAACATTATAACAAATCTCTACCAGGATCTAGTGGGAATGTTGTTATTACAGGTATGACACAGAGTCAAATATTAAATCATTTAGTAATTAATCAATCAACGATTAGAGGAGCAAAATGGGTTCAAATTAATGCACCAACGAATGGATATGGATCAAGAGCAGGGGCTCCGTATGGATATGGGGAATCTCCGAAAAATGATTTTAATTAATGCGTCAATATTTAGAAATATATTTTTTTCTCTCTAGTTTTTATAATGGTAAAAAGACACGATAAAGGACATGATGGTAAATACCATATTAATGGTAAAAAGTATGATCTTTTAGAAGGTTCCCGTGCTCAAGTATGGCATGGAACTGCCTACAAAACTCCTGGAGGATTAACCAAAGTTCATCTTAAAATGAACAGAGGAAGAATAGTTTCTGTTAAGAAAAGTAACCTTGCTCGCACTCAAAAACACCTTAAGGGACATCTTCAACCAAAGGGAAGTGGTGTCTTTGGCACAGTTACCAAAAAAGGAAAGAAGAAGGGAACCAAGAAGAGAAGGGGATCTAGAAGACGATAAATTTATTAAATAAATAATGAAATATAAAATTATTTATTTAGGAACATTTTTGTATTATATTTTCTATAAATTTATTTTTATTACCCTCACAATTCCTATAGATATTTACTATTTCGGCTGGACTTACATAATCATCTTTAAGTTGATTCATGTAACGAGAAGGTATTTTAGAATCGAAATAATGTTGATACATTTCTTTGATAGTTTGAATGCTTGCATTTTTCATTTCCACTCTTATATCAATTCTTCCAGGACGGACTAATGCTTTATCTATTTTATCATAATAATTACTTGTAATAATTAAAATTCTGCCATAATTTTCATTTAATCCGTCAATTAAATTTAATATGAAGGATAATGACATTTTTTCTTCTTTAACAATTAAATTTGTAGTTGAGCTATTTTTATCATTTTTATTATTAACTACATTAACAAAGGTTTCTAATACATTTATTTGATCGTTATTGCTAGTATCAACAGGTTGTTTTTCATTTCTATCCAAAATTAAATCAGACATACAATCTATATCTTCTAAAACAATTATTTTATCTTCAAAATCAATTGATCCTTTTTTATTATTTTTATTATAGGTATTTTCATAATAATAATTATAAAAATCTGACTCACTTTTTATTAGATTTAATGGTATTTCTATTAAATGTCTACCTGTTTTTTTTGCAATACTTTTTATTACCGATGTTTTACCTGTCCCTGGTGGACCTGATAATCCTATACCTAAGGTATAAGGGTGTCCCTCTCTTTCATACCATTCTTTATTATTAATAAAAAAATCTATTTTATTAATTAATTCATTTTTTCCATCAAAATATAAATTATTGAAACAACGCGTAGTTTTAAAAATAGATTCATGCCAATTTAATATATTAAATTCTTCGTCACCTTTATTTTTTTGTTGAAGTTGATATAAAAATATTTTGTTTTTTCTTCTTTGTTCAATTTTATTAATATAAGATTGTGTCAACTTATCCAAATATAGTTTCATTTCTTTCATAGTAAGACTATAGCTAAATAATTGAATTGAAATAGTTTCTACTTTTCCTGTCATTTCAATCATTTTTTCTGAATCTTCTCTATTATCTGAAGTATTTACAATAGCATAAATTTTATTTTTATTATCAAACATAAAAGGAATATTTGACTGATCAATGATAAATATATCTTTGCATACATCATTTTTTCTTTCTTCGTTATTTTCATCGTTATATGGATCCGTATCAAATGCCCCCATTATTTCCCTTAAGGAAGAGATTCCTTTATATTCAGTGTTTAAATGAATATGGTCCCAGACCGCATCAAACCGTCTACTCCAAATATTATTATATTTGGCAGACCAAGAACAGTTTCTAAAAGTTCTTTTACCCTCAATACATATAGAACTAGCAAAAACATATCTATAGGTTTCTTTTATTTTTTTCAAAGAAGTATATTCAAGTATAATGTTAAATTGTGAAAATAAAACAGTAACTAGACCACTAATGACAGCAGCAAAAATCATATCTTTCATAGGGTCGCCAGTTTTCCAATTTAACAATAAATTTAGTTTTAGACTTTCTAAAGCTTGGTTGCTATCAAACATATAATTTAATACGGATTATATGTTTAAATTCATTTTAAAATATTTTTTAACATATTTTAAATATTATCAAATGATTTTACCTTAATGAAATTATCTTCAGTAATAAATAATTCCGATTCTTCTTTAATAAATTTTTCAAAATATTTTTTACTTGCAATAAATTTATATTTACTACCACAATATATTTGGTAAATTTCATTTATAGGAATCTCTTCCGAATAAAAATCTACCTGAGGAGCAAGAGTTTTATATTTCTTTAAACTATCTATGATATCTTTTCTTTTGTCCCATAATTTACAGGTTAATTGATAAATATATTTATTATCTTCTATACTTATTTCCGGATAATAGTGCTTAATTAAATCCAAAATTATTTTTTCATTTACATTACATTTGCTATAATGGGAAAATAAACTGCAAATTTCATCTAATTCTAATTCATCATTATCCGAATTACTAGTTTCCATATTTTCACTCCAGAATTTAATAAATCTACTTACAACAGGTAGATGTTGACTTGTGCAATCTAAAAACACATCTTTTTCCGAATCATAATCAAATTTCTCAATTAATAATGTTTTTAAATTAGAAGCAAATAATACATTTGGAATTTTTTCTGATTCAATAAACTGTTTCCATAAAAACTGTAAATTTTTCCATGAAATACTGCATTCATCACTAGGTTCAATATTTTTTGCACAAAATTCATCAATAATACTAGCTTCGGTATTGTTTCGTAAATAGAATGCATATTCTTTTAATTTATTATCTTGACATTTATTTTCTAAGTAATGATCTGCATTTTCATATCTTTGAGAATAATGTGCTGCTACACAAAAAATATCTATATTATTTGTTTTAGTAAAATAATTTATTACACTTTCCATATTAGTCAATTGTTGACAACTTATTAGTCGCGAATTATCAAATTTATGGTCATAATATTTAAATTTAAAATAATTAAACATATTCTGACAACCAAACAACATACAAGCTAAATTATTTATCTCTTTAATAAATGGCCTTATTTTAGGACTTAAAAAATAAATATGGTTACATTTTTTTAATACAAAATCACCTAATACTGTTAAAAAATATTTACAGGCATCTTTAGAATCAAACATAACTGGCCACAAAACATTAATTACATTTTGAATAGTCTCCGACTCTGGAATGCAAGAAAATATATCTCTCTCCTTTATTTGCTTTAGAATACTTACTTTTATTTTATGTTTCCAATCTATTAATTCTTTATTTTCATTTACAGATGTCAATATTTTATATTGAATATCATCTTCTTTTATTATAGAAAATTTATTTTGATTATATTCAAAAAACAATTCTGCGGAGGAATTATAATAATATTTATGTTTTTGTAAAAATCGTTGAATAAATAAATCTGATCCAGTCTCTAATTTATTTTTCCTTTTCTCTCTTTCAATTAAAGCTGTGTTTGTATTTTCAAAATATTCTGGTAGTTGCTCAATATGTTGAACAAATTTTTGGAATATAACTGGATTGTTTTCATATTTATCAAACACACTGTTTACTATATTATTTAGAAATTCTTTGTTCATAATAATTATTTATTTTTATTCGTTTAAATGATTTTTATATATAATTTCTCTCCATAAATTATATGTCCGAAGCAAGTAAATATTTTGATTTTATTGCTAGTCAACCCAATGGTGTTCAGTTCTTAGATAGTAATGAAGATACAGCTTTACAATTTTGGGGATATTTATCTAGTCCTACTGCTCAAGGAACCAGTGGAGTATTAGCTGGTTTAATTTGTTATGACGATGTAGGAGCTGATTTTGTAAGAAATGCTTTAAATGATGCTGATTATTTGGTTATAAATATTTATGAAGGACAGCTTATTGGATTTGCCTGTGTTAGGTATTATCAAGATAGTCCATCTCAACCAACATATTATTATATTGAATTAATTTGTAATAGGACAGGTCCTCCTTATAATTTAAGATCTATGGATGATGTTGAAGATAGACGAGTAGGAGGAAGTGCTATGTTAAGAGAAATTGAACAAAAAGCACGAGAAGCAGGATGTGCCTATGTTAAGTTAAAGGCTATAGAAAAAGTTGTATCTTATTATGCTAAATTCGGATATATGTTTCCAGGCGTTATTGGTGATCGAAGAATTGAAGAAGCAAGATCTTTAATTGATGCCTTGAGGATGGCTCAAGAAGAAGGTGACAAGGAAAGAGCAAATAATATTTATCAAGATATAATAAGAAAATATTATCCAGGTTATTATACACAAACTTTTCAAGAGTCTTTACCTTTCCCAGATGATCCAGAAAAAAGAAGAAAAGAAGCAGTTGGAGTAATAAAAGATGAAGGAATTCCTATGATGAAATATGTTGATGGGCGTAGAGGAGGTAAAAAAACAAAAAAAAGAAAATCAGTTCCAAAAAGATATATTCCAAAAGGATTAACAAAGAAAGATAAAAAAAAGCAGAGAGAAATGTTAAAAAAATCAAGGAAGATGTATAAAAAAGGAAAATATTATACAAGAAGAAAAGTTAAATCATTTAAATCAAAAAAAAGTGGCCATATTACCAAAGCACAAAAAATATATAAAATAGATAAGATTTATCCTAGTAAAGAATTAGCGAATAAGACAGCTTGTTCGGTAGATGCTCTTAAAAAAATAGTTAAAAAAGGAGAGGGTGCATATTTTAGTTCCGGAAGTAGACCCAATCAAACAGCACAATCATGGGGTTATGCCAGACTAGCTAGTGCCATTACAGGTGGGAAATCCGCAGCAGTGGATTATAATATATTAGAAAAAGGATGTGAAATGGAGAGCGAGGCATTAAGATTAGCAAAAAAAGCAAAAAGAAAATATGGATATGGTAAGAGAAAAACACCTCAAGTGAAACTATAAAGAGAGAAAATAAATAAAAAATAAAATTGAATTTAATAAATTAATATTAATTTAAGTTATTAAATAAAAGATGTCTTATATGAAAGAAGCGACCAATAATTTTGAAAAATCTGTGTTCCATCTAATAAAATATGGTTGTATTGAAATAGCGTGTATATTTTGTCAAGAAACTTATAATATAAATAATAAAAATTTACTTTATCATAGAGACAATACATTATTTTGTTATAAATGTGGGATAGATACGATGATCCCAATTACAAAGGACTCAATATTATTTGATTTAAATGAAGAAGAGAGAAAAGAACAAATTAAAGAATGGCATATAGAAGGATTCGAAGATCTAATAGATGATAATGAATTTTATTATGATTATGAATATGATATTCATGAAGAAATTAAGGAAGAACCTTCTTTCTAGAAATTCTACACCATTTACATCTTTTTAAAGAATGGGCACATGAGTCACAAATCATAGGAAAAATATAATTATACTCAATGGGGCAAACAGGTGTCATAGGGTCAGAGAAACCTTTTATATTTTTTTTTAAACAATTCATACATATAGCAAATTGTGGACTCATAGGAATTAATTTATAAATAAGCATTTGTTTATGAATATTACATAAATTATTACACATATATTTTTAGTAATAATTTATTATTTATATTTTTTTATTATATTTTTTTTTAGTTCTTTTGGAATTGAGTTTTCCTTGGAATTTACTGGTAACTTGTTTTTTAATTTTTGTTTCCATTAATTTATTAGCCTGCTTTTGTGTTATCAAACCTTTTTCAACTTTATCTTCAATAAGTAGAGGTGTATATCTTAAATAATAAGGACTTGCATCTTCTAAATCTCTAGATACATCTTTCCTAGGTTTAGCTAATTTTTCATATTCTTTCTTATTTTTAACTCGCGTCCAACATTGGAATAATGACCATTCTTCTTGAGGTCTATCTTTTAGCCAAGGTCCATATCTTTTCCATTGTGGATTAATATCCAAATATGGTTTAACATAAAAAGGAGTTCCACATGAACTACCCCATCTTCCCCACATTTTCATGTCTTTAGCCATGGTTGCATCTGTGCATGTGCCATCAACAGCTCCTCTAGGTTGATATGGTAAAGGTCTATCAGCTTGACTCATAAACTGTCTATTATCCAATTCATAATGAGAGCAAACAGTTCTGGAACACATATTTACTTTATTTAAGTAAACATCAAAATGATCAGCAATAATTTCTTTAGCAAGTGGAATATCAATTTTACCTTTATATTTTTCCATTAGTGTGTCTAATCTTACTTTTCTAGCTCCTTGATGTCTTCTTATGTCATCAAAGCCACTATTAGTGCATTCTAAATTTCTAATTCTTGGATCATAGGGAGCATTAAAACCAATAAAATAACCTTCTTTTTTTCTCTCTACTGCTACAAACTTTAAACCTAATTCTATTCTCATAATTTCGTTTTTATTAATATCCCCAATTAACCAACTATTTGCATAGTCACCTGAATTTCCTTCTTTTAAAATATTTTCATAGTCATCTAAACTTTTGGCATATTGCATGGCCTTTCTTATTCTACAACTAATAGGTAATTTGTGTTCATATGGTAAAAATCCTCCTATAGTTGTTTCGGTAACAATAAATCCATTACCAGTGACGGCAAAATCAGTAAAACTACATATATAACCGGGTGCAGATTGCATAATCATTTCACAACCATCTTCAGGTGTAATACTTAATATTGAATTAAACCATTGTCCAGATATAAAATTATCAAAAGAGTTATGACAACAGACGATTTTCCCATCAGCCGTATAAGGTTTTAATGCCATAAAAGCGGAACATTTATCAGAAGAACCACCCTCCATTTGCCCTGTATTTGGTAAAATATCTAATAATGGACCATATTTTTCTTGTAGTTCAGGAATTTGAGAAACATATTCTTTTAATTTGGGAAGAGCATAATCCAATGAACTACAATTATTCCAAAGAATAATTTCATCAATATGAATTTCGGATCCTTTAGCAATTCCTTCTAATTCTTGATATATTTCAGGAAAATTTTCTTTAATTGTATCTTTAAAAAGATAATTACTAAATTTAATAAAGAAATCTTCATCAAATCCTTGACTATCTAATAAAGACCATTTCATTGTGTTTATGGCTTCGTGAATTTCTTTTTTCATTAATTTTCCATGAGCTAGACCTCTTTCATAAGGTTTACCCCAAACTGCAACAAAATTCCATCCATCTTTATGGTGTTTATATCCATTTTTAACCTTTGTATAATTCATTTATATATATTTGGAATATAATAATTATTAAAATAATATACTTCATAAGTATTTAAAGATTTGTGATAAAATTTAAATATAAATGTCTGCGTTTGAATCTAATAATGTTTTAACTATTAAGACTGTTCAGATTGCTCCTTTTAGGACATTAATGACAGCTCTTAAAGATATCCTTTTAGAGACAAATATTACATTTAAAAAGGATGGAATTAGAATTATAAATATGGATAAATCTCATACTATGTTGGCTCATTTGTTTTTAGCAGCTGAAAATTTTGAACATTATGAGTGTAATAAAGAAAAAATTGTGATTGGTGTAAATATGTTTCATTTATTCAAATTAATTAATTCTATTGATAATGATGATACATTAACAATTTATATTGAAAACAGTGATTATTATGATGGTATTGTATCATTTTTAGGACTTAAGTTTGAAAATGGTGATATTAAGCAATGTAAGACCCAAAAATTAAGATTAATTGAGCCTGATACTGACGAGTTTGAGGAACCAAATGTTTCCTTTTCATCAGTAATTAATTTACCATCTTCTGATTTCCAAAAAATTATTCGTGATTTATCATGTATTTCTGAATGTTTAGAAATAAAGTCTGTTGGAAATGAATTGATTTTTAAGTGTGAAGGTCAATTTGCTACTGCAGAAGTAAAGAGAGAAGAAAGTAATGGAGGAATGGAATTTATAGAAAAACAAGATTCCTCTAAGATTATTCAAGGAGTATTTTCACTAAAAAATTTAGGATATTTTATCAAGTGCACTAATTTATGTAGTCAAATTGAAATGTATTTAGAAAACGATTTACCTTTAGTTGTTAAATATTATGTAGCTAGTTTAGGAACTATTAAGTTATGCTTAAGTCCTTTACCGTCAAATAATTAAAAAATAAACTAAGTTTAATGATTAATATATGGGTTTAATATTTATCATAATATAAATATTAAATTAGTATAAATATTTAGATGTTAAAACAAATTTTATATATTACTTTATTTTTTACATATTTTCAATATAATTACTCCTTACCCGGATGGAAAACACCTTCTAGTGAACCAACTAGCCAACCAACAGGACAACCTACATCCCAACCTACTACTTCTCCTCCTTCTTCACAACCAACCAGTCAACCTAGTGGACAACCAACTAGCCAACCAACAGGACAACCTACATCCCAACCTACTACTTCTCTTCCTTCTTCACAACCAACCAGTCAACCTAGTGGACAACCAACTAGCCAACCAACAGGACAACCTACATCCCAACCTACTACTTCTCTTCCTTCTTCACAACCAACCAGTCAACCTAGTGGACAACCTTCAAGTAAACCTAGTGGTCAGCCAACTAATCAACCAACTGGTCAGCCGAGTAGACAACCTAGTGGGCAACCAACTAGTCAACCAACAGGACAGCCTACATCCAAACCTACAGTTCAGCCCTCAAGTAAACCTAGTGCACATCCTACTAGTCTACCTAGTGCACATCCTAGTAGCCAACCAAGTAGTCAACCAAGTAGTCAACCTTCTTCACAACCTTCTGTTCAACCTACTGGACAACCTAGTGGACAACCAAGTGCACAACCTACTGGAAAACCAAGTAGTCAACCAACTTCCCAACCTAGTGGACAACCAAGTGCACAACCTAGTGGACAACCTAGTGGACAACCAACTTCCCAACCTTCTGCACAACCATCAAGTATCCCTTCTACACAACCAACTGGTATTCCTTCAAGTCAACCATCAACTCATCCTACTAGTATTCCAACGCTTCAACCTACTGGAAAACCATCATCAGATCCTACTGGTCAACCAACTTGCCAACCCACCTCAAATCCCTCAGGACAACCCACCTCAAATCCCTCAGGACAACCCACATCAAATCCTTCAGGACAACCCACATCAAATCCTTCAGGACAACCCACATCAAATCCCTCAGGACAACCCACCTCAAATCCTACAAGTCAACCTTCTAGTAAACCAAGTAGTCAACCTTCTTATCAACCTACTGGACAACCAAGTTCCATTCCAACTATTATCCCCAGTTCAATACCTACTTTTATACCAACATTTATTCCTACTTTAGCTCCAACTGAATTTAAATTAGAAATGCCAAAATCTACTTTAAAACCAAATATTAATAATAATTTATTGTGGGGAATTATAGAAAAAGATATATTTATTTATAGCACCATAACATTTATATTATTATTAATTTTAACACCCGTTTGTTATTATTATTATTATATGAATAAAAAAAATCTTAAACAAATATCTCCGGAAGTAGTAAACAGTAGAATGAAGATATTTGATGAAATAAAACATATATTAAATAGTGCATTACCACCAACTCAAGTATATCCCGAAAAAAATAATCATGAAATAGATATAATAAGTATTGATTCTATGGATAGTTTATCAAATTCTAATTATTCTATTACTGAATCTAGTGATAGCAATTCAAGTGAATATAGTTTTGATGAAAGAAGTTCTTGTGAAATAGATAGTATTTTTTCTTATTTACCTTTTACGGATAAAGACCATCGAGCCAATAACATAAAATATGTTAATGAATTAAGTCCACCCATTAATATTGAACCATTTTCTAATAGATTATTATATGAATAATTTTATTTATATAATAATTAAAAACTAACAATTAATTTGGTAGTTGTCACATTCTTGTCTATGGTATTGATATCCATACCAAGCATTATAACCTTGTTCTCGATACACTTTATAAGCACAATTGCTATTTTTTTGACAATCAAATAAACTAGAACAACTTGCTCCACATTCATTATATTTAGAATTAGGGTCTCCTGAACACCAATAATAGCTGTTAATTTGGAATAATCCATAATCAGTTGAACCATCTGTATTTTTATTTGTTGCATCACAATTATAAGAACTTTCATATTTAGATATACATACCATTGTTGGAATAGATGAATCTGAAAATCCTGATTTTCTTAAATAATTGGCTACTTGACATTCTGACTCTTTACTATACTTTACTACAGTATTAATATCATCGTCATATAAACTATAATCACAATCTATTTGTTCCATTACCAATGGCTTGTTAATATTTTTGGTAAATCCATAAGATTCTAATGATTTCTTTACTTCTTCATCATATAATTCATTAAATTCACTTACATTTCTAGCCAATACAAATAAAGATAGCTTTAAATTATCAGATACAATCGAATATTGATATTCATTATTAATTAATGGTCCTAGTTCAATTACCCAATACGGAGCATTTCCAGGTGTTCCATCTAAGTCTACTGTTAATTGTCCACCACTATT